TTACTTGTTGCACCAGTAATTGTTTCTCCTAATTGAAATCTACCTGATAAACTATTCCTATGGTCAGTAATAAGACCATCAGTATCACGTACGATAACTGGATTTGTTTCAATCGCATATCCTTCGTATTCTTTTTCAATGTATGTAAATAAATCCTCTTGACTCATTGGCCAGGATCGCATACCATCATGTAAAAAATCATTAATGACAAAGAAGGTCCAATAATACTGTGAGGTACCATATAATCTTTGTGATACAATATCAGGTCTTTCACCATTTTTGATTTCATAAAATTTATATGCTGAATAATTGTCTAAAAATGAAGGTAATGGTCTGACTGCTCGAAATATATCGACCATATTTTGCATAACACCCGTACGATTAAAGTCGTATTCTACTTTTGGAAATTGTTTAAAAAATGACATTATCCACCTCCACTAAAATAACCATCGCGTTCTTCGATTGTATCATCGTTCTCATATAGGTCTTGACGAACCAGTGTTCTTTCTTCCTGGAATGTCATTGCAATTGAAACCTCAATCGGTGCACCAGTTCCTTTAAATACTGCATTGGTTGATTCATTAAATGTTGTCTGTAACGATGTTAAATAACAATCTTTGATGTTTGGCATATATGGATTCTTTTGTCTGCCACTGTAAAACCCTATTTTAAACATAGGTGGATAAGTTAATGCAATTGCTCCAACACGTTTTGGATATAAAAATTTTCTAAATGTTCGTTCAATTCTTTTGGCCTCTTCTGTTTCCTTTTCGTCCTCTGGTACCAATTTAAATGTAAAATCATATGTTCTAATATTAACGCCTTCAAAAGAAACACGCGTATAAGGATTAGTTGCAATACCACTTTTAAGTGCTCCGATTGCAGTACCTTTACCCACTAGGTCGGAACCTAATGCCTGTGATAATGATTCTTGACCAATAAGACCTGCAGCCATCATATCGGATGCGTTAAGTGAATCAGCAACTGTTTTACCTCCAGAAATTGATTGTCCAAATTCCTGTGCTCCTTGTAAAGCTCCTAAATCAAAATTTGTATAACTCGCGCCGTCTTGGATTCCAATGCCTGGTGGTTGGTATAAAAAGACATTCACTTCCTCAGGTTTATCCTTTGCTGATATGGTAAATTGTATAAATGGGTGCCCATTATCTGCTTCTGCTCTAAGTCGTCTAGGGAATACCATTGATTGGTTTTTACTTAAATCAACTCTTGGTGGTAGTTCTTGGTTTGTTTCGGCCATCTTTTTTCCTATATAAATAAATAAAACATATATAGGTTTATTTATAATGGCTTACAAAGGGAAATATAAAATAAAGCATCCAGAAAAGTATGCAGGCAATCCAAATAAGGTCGTCTATCGATCATTATGGGAACGACAAGCATTTAAATGGTGTGAAAACAATCCAAAGGTAACAGCATGGAATAGCGAAGAGGTTGTGGTACCATATAAGTGTACAGTAGATAAAAAACTTCATAGGTATTTCGTTGATCTTTTAATCCAAATGGATAATAAAAAAACATATCTAATTGAAATAAAACCTAAATCACAAACACAACCACCTAAAGCTCGGTCACGTAAGACCAAAAAATATATCAATGAACAGTTAACCTACATTAAAAACAACGATAAATGGGAAGCTGCAACTCAGTTTGCAGAACATAAAGGTTGGAAGTTCCAAGTATGGACAGAAGAAACTTTAAAAAATTTAGGCATAAAGATACTCTGATATTGTATAAATAGATATATGTCATCGCTATTTGATACATTACAAGCAGGAGCTCAAAGGGCTGGTGTAAAAGCACGTACAAAGGATTCACAAAAGTGGTTTCAAAAGAAGGCACAAGAATTAGTTATGCCTGCTAGAAAAGCATTATTAAAAGATGATGCATTGGATCGAACAAGTAGGAACATTGCTGGTAATATGTATATGTATTTCTATGATCCAAAACATAAGGAAACATTACCTTATTACGATAGGTTTCCTTTAACAATTATGGTTGATGCTGCTCCTGGTGGATTTTATGGATTAAACCTACACTATTTAAACTATGGAGTCAGAGCAAGATTTTTAGATGAATTAATGAATTTAGCTCCAAAGAATGTAAAGGATACCACACGATTAGTAAAACTACGATATGATCTTTTACAAGGTGTAAAAAAATATAAAGAATTTAAACCGTGTTTTAAACACTATTTAGGTAAACATGTGGTCTCTCAATTTAGTAGAGTACCAATGACAGATTGGGAAATAGCAATCTTTTTACCAACAGAACAATTTAAAAAGAAAAGTAAGGCTTCTATTTGGAATGAAAGCCTTAAAATTGCGAGAAGCTAATGGCAACAATAGAGGATTTAAAAGCAACCATATCCAAAAAGGGTGGTCTTGCTCGTGGTAATAGATTCAATGTAATCTTTACTCCACCAAAACAATCGTTATTAAATTTAAACCCAGAAACAATTATATCATCAGCCATATCAGGTAATTTTAGTGCACGTAACTTAATTAATGATCCAAGAGATATTAATGTTTTATGTTCATCTGTTGCAATACCAGGCAGACAGATTAGTACTCTGGACTATCAAGCAGAAAAGCAAACAATAAAAATACCATATGGAGAATTACATGACGATATAACATGTACTTTTCTTTTAACAAATGATTATTATATGAAAACAGTATTTGATTCCTGGATGGGATCAATTGTTGATATGGATCAATACGCTGTAGCATATAAACGAGACATTACGACTGATGTAATTATACAGCAGTTGGATGAGCAAAATACACCAGTTTATGGTGTAAAACTTGAGGGAGCATTTCCGACAACAATAGCCGATATTGAATTGTCTAACGACAATGAAAATACTGTGCAATCGTTGAGTGTGAGCTTTAGTTATGATAAATATGTTCCAGAAGGAGCATTAAGTAGTACAGGAAGTGCGATACGAAGTGCTCTTTCTGTATTTGGATAATATAATAGGAGAAATATTATGGCTTTACCACAGCTGAATAGTGCTAGGTATGAGATTGTGATTCCTTCGCAGGGTAGGACTGTATCATACAGACCTTATCTTGTAAAAGAGGAAAAGATTCTTATGGTGGCATTGGAATCTCAAGATCAAAGTATGATCATGAGAGCAATTAAAGATGTTATTGAACAATGTGTATACGATGACATTGATGTAAACAAATTAGCAGTATTTGATATTGAGACTTTGTTTTTGGCACTAAGATCTAAATCCGTAGGTGAAAATATGGATTTAAAAATTAAGTGTAGTGAGTGTGAATCATTAGTTGATGTAGCAGTCAATGTTGATGATATTGAGATACCTCAAATAAACACTGATAATGTAGTTATGCTAACTGAAACAATTGGTGTGACATTAAGGTATCCTTCGTTTGAAATGGTTTCAAACATAGGTGATGATATTGATACTGTCGATGGAGCATTCAAAATGATTGCTGACTGTATTGATACCATCTTTGAGGATGATGCAATACATAATGCATCTGATATAACTCAGGCAGAAATGAATGAGTTTTTAGAGAATTTAAATAGTGATCAGTTTAAAAAGATGTCGACATATTTTGAGGATATGCCAGCTTTAAAACATGATTTAAATTATACTTGTCCGAGTTGTACGAAGACAAACCATATGGAGTTAAAGGGCTTACAAAGTTTTTTTACATAGGCCTCTCGCATGAGAGTTTAGTCAATCACTATAAGACTAATTTTGCAATGATGCAACACCATAATTATAGTTTGACTGAACTTGACAATATGGTACCGTGGGAGAGGGAGATATATGTATCGCTCTTACAAGAGTACATCAAGGAAGAGAATGAAAGAATTAAAAATGAAAATAGGAGAAACAGATAATGGCTGATAATAATACAGATAACAGCAGAAATGAAGTTGAAATTGATTTAGATAAGTACATGGCTTTAATTGATAAGCTTGACAAATCTGAAGATATGATTAAGGAAATGCAATTAGAAGCTGCAGAAGCAAAGAAAAGACTTGCACCACCAAAAAGAAAATTTACAGACATCTTTTTAGATGATAATGATGTAAATGAAAAAGCAATTATAGGATTTATATCATTTGGATTAATGACTGTCTTTGGTGTTTGTGATTTGGTTACAGCATTTATGGGACAAGACTTAGTTATATCTGATACAATTTATACATCATTTGTTGTTATAACACTTGGTGCATTTGGTATATCAGAAGCTGGTAGAGCATTCGGCGGTAAATAGGAATAAACAATGGCAGAGGAAAAAAATAAAAAGGAATCACTAACTAGTGACTTTAGTGCTCTGCTTAATGCAGTTAAAAGTGAAGCGGAAGCTAAAAAGGCAGATACAGCCTCTCGCGAATTACAAGGTAGACTGTCAACAGTAATGGCTGAAAAGGGCCATGACTTGCAAGGTCAGGCCTTAAAAGAAATGCAGGACCTACAGGCATTATTGGCAGGTAATAAATTTGATGATATAGAAAAGCAAAAAGAAGCTAATGCTGTAGCAGAAGAAACATTAAAACGACTTGGTGAAATCGCCGAAAATACAGAAGGTTCAGGTGAAGAAAAACTTGAAGGTATAGGTCTCTTTGCTGGTATTGTTGGAGCTATTACCGTTGGACTTGCTGGTTTTATATCAGGATTTATTCTTGGTATTACCGATGCCGTTGTTGCCTTTACAAAAGGATTAGGGCGCGCTTTAAAAGCACTTGTACCACAATTTGCAAAAAATGCATTTAAAAATAATATAACAAAACCTCTTACCGAATTCTTTAAACGATTTAAAGCCTCGTTTACAATGGGTACCAAAGGTTTAAAAACATTTAAGGCTGGTATTTTAATGACAACAGCCAATTTCTTTGGCCGAGTTACAAGGGCATTTATAATTAAAAAGAATGTCTTTATGAATGCCACTAAAACAATTAGAGCTGTCATTGGTAGTATTTTTACTAGAATTGGTGGTGTATTTAAAACAATTGGTGGTGGTCTAAAGACAATGTTTAATTTTATTCTGAAGCCTGTCCGTATGGTAAGAGATTCGTTTCGATCAATAGGGAAAACACTTGGCTTCATAGGTGATACTGCAAAGGCTACTGGTAAAGGTGCTAAAAGTGCAGGTGGTGTATTAAAAACATTAGGTAGTTTTTTAAAGAGTACCTTCACTGTGTTCCAAGGAATTGGTCGTACACTAGGACGATTATTCTTACCTCTTACTATTTTAATGACAGCAGTGGATACAATTAAAGGAGCCATTGATGGATTCACTAAACAAGAGGGTGGCCTTGCAGCTAAGGTATTTGCTGGAGTCATCGGTGGTATTAAAGGTGCTGTTGTTGGACTTGTCGGTATTCCACTTGATCTATTAAAATCTGGTATTGCCTGGGTTGCAGGTAAACTTGGTTTTGAAAACTTCGCTGAAACTCTTAAATCATTTAGTTTTGCAGAAATGATAGCTGGTTTATTTGATAAAATTAAAAATACTGTATTAGGTTTCTTTGATGCCATGCATGATGAAACAGGATCGTTTGACTTTGGTAGAATGCTTAAAGTTCTAGTTGGTACAATATTCAATACAATAACTGCTCCAATTAGATTATTATTAGAAGGCTTGGCCAAATTAGCAGAAAAAATACCATTTAAAGGTGATGATATTGCTGCAGGTATTAGGTCATTTAAAGACGGAATTAAAATGGATACTGGTGTAGATGAAGCAGTAGCAAATAGAGAAACTAAAGCTGCAGCTGCAGAACAAGGTGAAAATCTAAATCAGGCTTCAACAGATTTAAAATCAGAGGAAAGAGCTGCATCAACAACCACAGCTGATATTGTAAATGCTGTAACATCAAGTAATACCTCTAATAGAGCAGGTGATACAATTATAGTGGGTAATATGAATGCCCCAGATGCTATCGCTGAAGGACTTTCTAACAGATAAAAAAAAGGGACCCTTTCGAGTCCCTTTCCAAATTAATTA